TTCTAAAATGATTTGTTGGAAAATCTTCTTTTAGATAACAACATTGAAAGACTTGACCATCAGGATTAATCATACATCTTTTTAATTCTTTCCATTTACATATAATTTTTGACATGTACAGCCCTCTCTAATATTTCATGTTCACCATCTTCATTTGTAAAATTAAATGTATTTAAATCACCATGTAAGAAATCAAATCTATCTGATGGATACGATACATGATTGTGAGAACCATTTTTAAGTGCTAGATTTTTTATTTGTCTATCATAATTTTCATTATGTTTAAACAAAACGGTTTGTGATAAAGGAATAGCATTTGTAGTAGATAATGCTTTTAAAGCAGATAATGATTTTTTTAATGATGTACCTCGTCTATACTTCTGGTGCATTTGTTCATCTACACCATCTACATCTATAACCATTGATAATCTTCTACCACAATATTTTCCTAATCTTATATAGAAATCATCTTTACGAATACTACCATTTGTAGTAATTATAACTTTTGCATTTGAATTATCCATTATGTAATATACAATTGACTCTAAATCTTTTGCCATCAAAGGATCACCATATGTGCCACAAAAACTATATTCTTTCATATCATCTAAAGTATTTTTAGGAAAATAGTTTTTAAAATCTAACAACGACCAAGTTGTTAATGGTAATTTCATAGCTGTATGTAAACCATGTGGCGATGTTCTTTGACATTGTGGACATCTAGCGTTACATAAGTTTGTTAAATTTATATCTGCTATTTCTATCAAAATAATGTTGCCCTTCTACTGTGCCTAAAGTAATCTAATTTTTCTTTTGAAAAACACCATACGTTTTCAATATATATTCTATTCATAAACTCTGCTTTTTCTTCGTCACTTTCAAATAGTTTATCTGATTTAGGTCGTTGCATAATCCTCATACCTATCTGACCTACAAAGTTATCTTTTAAACTATCAACAAGTTCATCACTACTATAATATCTTTTGTTTTTTATATTAGGATCCATAATGTTTACAAACATATGCTTTGATCTCTCAAAACTCTTTTGAGCAACAGGTAGATAGAAGTCATCACGCCATTTAGAATATTCATCAAACTTATGCCATGATTGATTTTCTTCTTTTTCACCACCCTCGTTATACCTTTCTGTAGAAAAGTATGGTGGACTTGTAAATGCACAATCTATATTATCAATTTTATCCCATGGTAAGTCTTCAGCACCACAGTTATAGATAGTTACCTTTTTAGGTTTAGATAAGAAACTATTATATGTTTCTACTTGTTTTAAATATTGTTTGTAAGTATTGGGATTAGGATCACAGCCGATATATTCTTCAGCGTCACTAGTAAAGAAACCTGCAAGTCTATCGCCCCATCCACATGATGTATCTAATACTCTTTTAGCATTTGTCATCTGATAGATTGTCTTTGCTACATTAGGTTTAAATTGTGTTGCAATATATGTACCTAATCTAAACGCTGACATGTAACTCTTATCATCTAATCTACCACCTCTTAATTCTATTTTGTTATCTACTTCAACAGGTTTCATACCATTGATACCACGCCATATAGGACCTAGACAACGCCATATATCTTTTGCTGTACCCTGCTCCCATACATCTATAGGTGCTTTGAAACCAAAACTACCACAATTCAATCTTAAATGTTGATGAAAGTAATTTGATATGTCATTGAAATTAGATGGTGCGTCTATGATACCTAGACCATTATCTTTAAAATTATATTTGTAATCATCATATTTTTCTTTTACATTTTTTTCTAATAGTTCTATAGGTTTTACAAACTCCCATACATCTTGTTTTTGTAAAGACTTAAATGCCTGACGCATTGCTTCGTATGAAATCTTCTTTAGAGGAAACGTTGGTCTGTATTCTGCAATATATTCTGCAAGGTCTAGCCTAAATTTTTCTTTACCTATATCGTTAGTGACCGTTTCAAAGGTCTGTTGATCCATTATAGGTAATCTATTTTCGTCTGCGTATTTACTTAGGTAGTTCATCATTCCACTTTCTTAGCATCCAATATATAAATCCATATATCATTATAACACATACTATTGCTATTGTCAATTGCATATTAAAACTTATCTGTTTGATTTCCCCAACTATCCCAACCACTTCTTTGCGTTCTAGCAAATAGTTCTATATAAGGTCCCTCCAATAAGTTCTCTATATGATTGTACATTATATCTGGTTTTCTACTATGTTCTCTACGTTTTTCTACAACTAGTTGTGGCACACTTTTTGATAGTCTTTTAGGTTTGCCCTTTGTTGCAAGTAAACACATTTCAGGATTACCTCTAGTCCAATAACCTAGACCTGTGAAAAAACCTTCAGATTTTTTATTTGTCTTTGCCCACGTAAAGGCTACAGTTTTGTATTTAAACCCCCAAGCATTAATCACTTCAAAGGCCTTATCTAACATAGGGTCAATTACCCACATTAATAATACTGAATTATCATTTGCTATATTATTTACAGGTAAATTACATATGTCTTTAAAGTTCATAACATTGTAATGTTTTTCAGGACTTCTATCTTTACCCTTGTTTGAATATGTTTTAAAAGACCATGGTGGGTCAGCGTATATTACACTATACTTTTTATCAATGTCCATATCAATAATATAATAATTAAAAATCTAGGAATACTCCAATCAGTTTTAATTGCAAGTATGCCTCCTGTTGCGTAACCCCAATGTGCCATAACCATAACTAGAAAAAAATCTATCATTCAAAGAAACTTTCAAGTGTGGCCTCACGTTCTAACTTCCACCCTATCGAGTCAAGTATAAATCTCAACGGATCAGTAAATGTTTTTTGAAATTGTGTATCGTAATCTACGTACTTGTGTAATTCAAACTCATATGGTATTTTTGTAGAGAAAGATATAACTGTATCTTTAACTGTATTAGGTTGTTTTAACATTAAGAATTTAATTTTATCGCCATCTTGTATATAAGGATATTTCATACCTAGTTTGTGTTTACTAATATTATGATTATATATCAATGCACCTTTGACATGTATAGGTGTGCCTTTCTTATAAATTGAATTGCTGTCAATGTATTTGTTGAGATTATTACAACTTCTAGGAAAGGCAACCTCCTCTGGCGAGAGTGTCATAAAGACTTCTTTGAAGTCATTTACGAATTTTATTAGAGCGTCTTCGCTGTCATTCATAATTACACGAATAGCATCCTTAATCTTACCTCTACATACTTCAGGTGTGGATGACTTAACTGCTTCTACGCCCATAATCTTTAGTTTAGGTATATCATATTTGACACCTTCTTCATCAAATACATTCATCATATATCGTTTTTTAGCAACCCATATACCTTTGTTAGCAATTGCTTCTCGTTTCATAATCATTTTTTGTTGATAAGCATTTACATATTTTGCAAGATTTTCAAAACTACTATCAATAACTTTTTGTATTTTTTCTTCAGCTGCTTTATCTAAAAAGTCAACTATTTGTTTTGTTGATTTACCTTTGCAAACTTTTTCAACAAGTGTATCTAATTTTAGATAGATTGAATCTGTATCAGACGCCACAACATAGTTTTTATTATCTGTGCCTAGCAACTTGTTCATAAATTTATTTACGTCACGTTCTATCCAACGAATAGATAACTGGCCACCTAGTGTAATTGCCTCTGCCTGTTTTACATCAAAGTATCTGAAATATTGATTGCCAATAGCACCATAAGCAGAGTTAAGTGAAATCTTTTTTGCCATCTGTATATTGTGACAACGAGAAATCTCGTTTGAATAGATTGGGTCTTTTGTCTTTTGATATTCTTTCTTGGCTTCAATTGCCTTCTTCTTATATACTACACGTTCGGTGTACATCTTCTCCATAAGTTCAGGTAAGAAACCTTGTTTATCTCTTTTAAACATGGCACCGTTTGGTGCAATAGTCACATTACGATCTTTTGCCCATTTGAGATTTAATCTTTCATCTAAAAAATTTTCTACACCTACTGCTTTAGGTTCTGTACCTACAAACATTTCAGGACTAATATTGTATTGCATAATTAAGTGTGGATACAAACTGTTTAAATCAAACGAAACAATCCAGTTATGCAAACCTAGTTGTGGATCTTTTACATATGCACCTTCGTATTGTGTGTCCTTAATCTGATCTTCTCTAGGTGGTATTTGAATATTTTTTGTAAGTAAATGATTATAGATGATTGTATCCCAACACCTTACTTGTGAATAAACATCTGTATAGTTTACCTTGTAATCATATGCCATAGTCAGGCATAACTCAATCAGTTTCATTTTGTCTTCGAGTCTATCAACAAGTTCTACGTCTTGTATATTGTACTCTACAAACCTTTGATAATCTTTTGTATAGAAATCTTTAAACGTTTCATATGGGTTATCTAATTTCTGTTCGCCTAGTTCTACCTTGGCAATGTAATTAAGTTTATAACTTTCTTGTCGGACATATGTAAACTTTTTATACAGATCAAAATAATCTAGTACAGATACACCTAGTATATTCCATATTTGATTGCTTTTATTACCAAGTTGTATTCTATCTGCGTTGACATAATTCCATGGTGACATTTTATTGATTGTATCATTATCAAAGATATATCTCATACGATTCATAAGATAAGGCATATCAAAAAACTTTACATTCCAACCTGTTAGAATATCAGGATGATTCTTACACCAGAATTTTAGAAACTCTAGCAACATGTGCTTTTCATTTTGACATTTTACATAAGTTACATTTGTCTTTTTAGAAATGAAGTCACCTGTACCCCATGTGATAATCTGTTTATTGCTGTGATTTTTTATAGTGATACAAATAATCGTTTCTTTTGCAGTATCTGGATCGGGAAAGCCACCTTCACAC